GGAATATAGAACAAGTTAAATTGGGAGAAATGGAGGTGAAATACTCTAAAGAGAGTCAGGGAGTTGGAACGATCAATAATATTTTTGATGTTTATCCTTGGTTACAAAGTTATTTAGGAGCTTATTGCTTAGGTGGCTCTGGTAGTTATCAAGTCAGAGTAGTGAGGGGTTGATATGGCTGGAGCATTAGACACATTATTTAAAAATGCTGCTAAACAGATTGTTGCGGATCTTGGTAGTTCTTTAGATACAAGTATTACTTATACGAGAAGAGCATCTCCTTCGTATAACACGAGTACAGGTGTTGTCACTTCAACTGATACGACTTATTCAAGCATTAAAGTTCCGATTGAATTTATTAAGTCGGAGGAAGATACGGGAAGAGAAATGAGGCAAGCGAAATTGTATTTAACACCTGATTTAATTGGAGGAAATCAACCTACATTTGATGATGAAGTGATTTTGACTTATGCAGGGGGGACACATACTGCACAAATTGTTGATATAGATACGAGAAGGGGTGGTCAGGTTTATTTACATACTTTATTAGTGAGGTTCTAATGGCTAGAAGAGCGCAAAGACGAAAAAGAGGAACGACTTTAAAAGCAAAAGATTTTGCTAAAGGGATTGGTGATGATTTAAAAGATGATATTACGGCTGATTTGAATGGATTTATTCGTGCGGTTGTAAGTGATTTAACTTCTGATTCAAGTAGAGGAGGTGTTAGTCCTGTTTTGACTGGATTTTTTGCGTCTAGTTGGAAAGCTGATATTAGAAGACCTAGTAGAACAGATGAAAGACATAATTTTGCTAAGTGGTCAAAAATTCAATTTCAAGGAAATAAACTTTCTCCTGGGTATAAACCTTTAATAGAACAAAGACATAAAGTCTCTACTAATTTTAAAATTAATCAATCTATTTTTATAGGAAATACGGTCAAATATGGTCCTCAAGCTCTTGTTTCTCCTAAGTCTAAAGTCTTTCCTTATTTAGCAGGAGGAGCAGGTCGATTTAAAGAAGGTTTAAATGACAAAATAGATAGATTCTTTACTGATAAACGTCCTGATATTAGAGTTGGTGGAGATGTTGACGATGCAGGTCGTACTAGCTTCCAGAAACTATGACACTTGTAAATGCCAGAGCAGCCTTTGAAAAAGCCGTAACAGATGCGGTTATAGCTGCTGATGGAACGGTAACGATGGTGTATGAAAATGTTCCATATATAAAACCAGGAAAAACGAAGAAATATGTTGCGATAGCTGTTAATTTTGGACGTTCAACTGTTCAAGCACAAGGAGCTGCGGCTGATTTTTATTCAGGATTTATTCAATGTAATGTTTACGTTCCAAAGAATAAAGGTACATCTGTTTTAGCTGCAATTAGTGAGTCGGTAATTGATGGTTTAACTTCTGTTAATGCTTCTAATTATACGGATAGTTTTAGTTGCAAGCCAAGGACAATGGATGTTGTAGGTCCAGGTGGAGTAGATGATGAAGACGAATCACATTATCTTGGTGTAATTACCTGCCAATTCTCGGCTAACAGCTAGGCTATTATTGTATAAGTTAAAAACTATTTATGAGAGCCATTGAACTTCTATCCAATAAATTTGGAGTTGGTCAGCTTTATCAACATGATGTAGTAAAGGATGGGGAGACTATTCTGTCTATTTATTGGCATCCATTAACGATTGCTGAAAGAGAATCAATTCAAAAAAAAGCAGGAACAGAAGATGCTGGTGATTTTGCTCTTGCTTTAATGATTCAAAAAGCTCTTGATAAAAGTGGTAAAAGACTTTTTGCTGATGGAGATAAAGCAACTCTTAGAAGGGAAGTAGAAGCTGCTGTTTTACAAGAAATCCAGTTAGCAATGCTTGAATCTGGTACTGATAAGGAGGTAGAAGAAGCTGAAGCTGATTTGAAAAGCTAATGGTGACTGGAGATTTATTTATTCATTAGCTAAAGAATTAGGTAAGACAGTCGCAGAATTATCAGAGACTTTAACTAGGGAAGAAATGATTGGATGGGCTGCATTTTTTAAGATGCAAAATGATGAAATGGATAGAGAGAGAGAAGGAATACAAAGTAGGGCTGCTAGTCGGACGCAAAGCAGGTAAACTGGTTGAGAGTCTTTGTTTTTTCTGTTGAGTGGCTGATTATACCCGCTTAATTGAGTTCAAGGTAAAAGATACTGAGTTAAATCGCTCTGTCAAAAAACTTAGTAAGACATTAGATAATATTGATAAGAGTTTAGTTGAAATAGATAAGAAGTTAGGGACATTAGCAAAAGGTAAATTTAAGGAATTAACAACGGCTGCGGAAAAGGCTGCAAAAGCAACAGAAAAGATAAATAGATCACTTAAAATGCCTGATATTTTAGGTTTTTTAAGAAAGTGGGAAAGTCTTACAAAGAAAGTTGGTGGAACAGCTATAAAATTTGGTGTTTTAGATACATCTATTAGAGCTGTAACAGGAGCTTTTGGTAAGCAGACAGGATTAGTTAAAGCTATTACTCGTGGACATATAGATTTAGCAAAAGTAATTAAAGATTCTGTAACTGCTCATAGAGGTCTTGCTGCTGCTGCCATAGCTTCAGGCGGAGCTGTTTATGCTTTAGCTGCTGGTGCGCCCGCTGTTTATAACTTAGGGAAATCATTTAGGCAGCTTACTTATGACATAAATCAAGTATGGAAAGCAGCAAAACAAGGAGGAGCAGGTGGTGTTATGTCAATGTTCCCCAAGGGTTCAATCTTGGGGCAATGGGGTAGAGGACCGCAGATTGATGGCAAGAAGATGTCTGAAGCTGTTAAAGCTGCACAAGGAATATATGATGCTCCAGCTAGTGATTTATCTCAAAGATCTACATTAGAATCACGATCTAAAACGTTAGCTCATTACAAGCAAGAGCAGAAGAAAATTAATTCTTTAACTTGGGAGCATTTAAAAGCTTCTGCAAGATTAGGAAGAGCGCAACAGGCTTATAATATTGAACTTACAAAAACAAAACTTGTTCAAGCTGCTGTTACTGCAGATATTTGGCTTGCACAAAAAGCATGGCAAGGTGTTCTTGGAACACTTAGAGGTGCAACAGGTTTATTAGGTGGTTTATTAGGTGGTAAAGCTGGTGGAATAGGAAGAGCTGCTGGTGTTATTGGAATTAGTCGAACTATTGAGTCATTAGTTAAACAATTAGATAAAGTTAATATTCATTTCTTGGATGGAATTAAAGGATATGCAAAATGGGCTGCAAGAGGAACAGAAGCTTTTACTGCTATTAATCTTGCTTATACAGGATTAACAAAAGTTTTATCTGGAGCGCAATGGGTAACAGGAGCAGTACAAGGATTTATTGCTTTTGAGAAAGCAGCAGCTCAGTCTATTTGGGGAATAGAAAGGCACATGAATAATGCCTTCTCTATGTTTGGAAGACTTGCAAGAGAATTACCTCAATTAGCTTCAGCCGTGGCAATGTCTATGCCACAAGCTTTAGGTGGACTGGGATATAAGGGTTCGCCTTTGGATTTCATGGCAGAAGGAAGTGCTTCAGAATCCGCTGCACAATTCTTATCTGGTGGAAAAGTAAGAGGAGAAGAAAAACGTGTAGGTAGATTCGGTCCATCAAGAGCGCAAGAACTTAATAAGCAACTTCAATGGCAACAACAGTTACTTAAGAATAGGAATACAACAGCTCAGGATTACCAGAAAATTCAACGGGCTATTTTACGTTTAGAAAATCAAATAACACAGGAAGAAGTAAGAAGAGCAAAAGTTCGTCAGGAAACTTATAGACAAATGATGGGCATAAGCCCCATTGGAGCGACTGTTGGTACAAATGTTGCTAGAAGTGCAGCTTCAAGAGCAGGTAGTGGATTTGCTTCTTGGAATAAATCTGTTGAAACTGGAAAAATAAGAGCAGATATAGAAAGGGAAAAGAATTTACAAAAAATCCTTCGTATTAATAAGAAACTTGAAGCTTCAGGTAAAGCTCAATTATCAACATGGAGATTCTTATCTCAGAAGGAGAGGGATAGATTAACTTCGGCAACTGCTTTAGCCGCACAAAGAGAAAGAGAGACAGCTAATCCGCTGATGACGGGAGGGAGATTTGTTGGTCGAGATGTTTGGTCAAGATATCAAAGGATGCAAACAGGAAGAAGAGAAAGAAGAAGTCGTTTTAATGAAAACTTGATGTTAGGTGCAGGTTTTCCATTGTTATTTGGAGGTGGAGTTGGTTCAGTTGCAGGTGGTGTTTTAGGTGCTGCAAGTAATAGAAGTGGAAAGGGTTTTGGAGCGCAGATATTATTCAGTGCTTTAGGACAACAGTTAGATGCGTTTGTTGTCAAAATAAAAGAAGTTGGTGATGCAATTAGAAAACCAACTGAAAACATAGAAGCTTTAATTAAAGTAGCTGGATTAACTGATACTCCTCTTGGTAATCAAATAAAACAACTTGAACAATTAGGTCTTAAAGCTAGTGCTGCTGCTTTAGCTACTCAATCATTGACAGCAAGACTAGGTAAACGTGGCATGGCTAATTTAGAGAAATTCTCAGAGGAGTGGCTTAAGTTTGCTAATCACATGGAGATCGCAAAGGTTAAATTAATGGGATTTGTTGCTGGGCCATTAGCATTCATGGTTCGTCTACTTAACAAATGGGAACAGGCAGATTTAAAGAAACAAGCAGCAAAGCAAGCTTTAGGAGAAGCACGAGAGAAATTTGGCCGCCAAAATCCTTTTTCTCTAGAATTTCTCACCGAAGGAGATAAAACAAAAGGTAAAAGGCAGCAATGGACAACAAATAGACAAAATCAAATATTACAAGACTTAATTAAGGGACGAAATGCCCCTAGGATTGATGCTCAAAATAAAATTACAAGGGTTCAAGATGCAGACGTTAATGTTATAAGAGAGAAAATAAAATTAGAAAAAGATCGACTATCTATTTCAGAACATGCTTTTGAAACTAGATCACAAGAAATAGAACTTGAGAGACAAACATTAGAAATAACTTGGCAAATAGGTGAATTAGAAAAAATGAAAGAAGGTTTTGCAAAAGAGCAGTTGAGATTAAAAATTGAGAAACTTATAGCCGAAAAAGCATTAGGTGAAGCTGAATTAGCTAATCATAAAAAAGTTACTGAAGCAACTGAAG